TCAGTTTGATTCTACAGGATGAGTTATTGCACAAAGGTTGGACTGCTTACTTGATCAATCAAGTGGCCAAGGAAGATCCACGCTTTGCACAGGCTAAGGTTGAATGCGAAGCTGAAGTCTATGCCATGTACATGGATGTCATCCGTGAAGAAAAAGATTGGGCTAACTATCTATTCAAGAAGGGACCAGTTATCGGTCTTAACGCTAACATCCTACGTGACTTTGTAGACTACACAGCCGTTGGAGCATTGAAAGACATTGGTATTAAGTACCAGGCTTCCGCTCCCAAGACAACACCTATTCCTTGGTTCAACAAACACGTTGACACAAGCAAAAAACAAACAGCATTACAAGAAAATGAATCTACCAACTACGTGCTTGGCGTAATGGGCGAAACATTAGACTATGATGCATTACCAGCACTATAAGAGAGAAACATGATTACAGTATATTCAAAAAACAACTGCCCGTTCTGCGATAGAGCAAAGGCATTATTAGAAAGCAAAGATATTCCCTTCACAGTTATTAAGATGGAAGACCAACCTGAAGCACGTGAGTTCTTAATGGATCAGGGCCTACGTTCAGTGCCACAGATCTTTAAAGACGGCGTACTACTACCGGGCGGCTATCAAGGCCTAGCAGGCAAAGACGAAGAATTTTTCAATACATTAAAAGGTTAATATGATTATCGATAAAGGCGTAACAATCGGGGAAGTGATTACATTTAAACTTACTTCCGGAGAAGAACTAGTGGCAAAACTAGTAGATGATGGTCCTATGCACTATCGTCTAAGTCGTCCAATGGTTATTGCAATGGGACCAAATGGACCGGGACTAATGCCTTACTTGTTTACAGTTAATCCTGATAAAGAAGTTAGACTAAACAAAGGCACTGTTACAGTTGCCGAAGCTACCGACCAGACATTTGCTAAACAGTTCTTAGAACAAACTTCAGGCATAAAACTAGCATAAATATTGGTATATTAGGGGATCACTATGACAACTACTGTTACAATGTCGGGACCAGGAACTACAACGATTGTAGACGATACGGCAGCGGCTATCATTGCTCAAAATGCACTTATTTCTGCTCAGACTGCTGAACTAGTACTGCTAGTGGCTGCAACACAAGCTGCCGCAATCAATATGGGCGGCTGTTGGGAAAAACTTACAGACATAGAGATTCGTATGAGAAAGGCTGATGCTAGAATGGAAGTTATGCAAACTGGATTAGCCAGCATATCTAACACCATGTCCGATACTGCTACAACAGCACAGATGGCCTATCTTGACCAAGTTAAAAATAACGAGTTCCAACAAAAAACTACAAACGCATCATTAGCACGTGGCGGGCACCCTCCAACTGTAGTGCAACCTGCAGATTTATTGGAAAAACTTCAAAAAAATATTCAAGAAGTTACTATACTCAAAGGTGAAGTAGCCGCCACAAATCTTGTATCTAACTTTATTTCAGAAGGTATTTCCAAAGCATGGACAACATCATCTCAGTGGGTGGCAACTTCTGCGGTAGGAACATTCTTATCGGCTCAGTTCACTATATTAGAAACTAAAGTTGCTTATGTATTCTCTAAAGAGTTTATTAAAGATGCTATAGACTTCTCCGAAAGACAAGTACAAAAAATCAAAGCTGGCGGAGTATAATGCCAGGAGCCGCAGTTGTTAATGTAACCATTGCTAGCAATGAAACACTAGTAGAAGGTGCAGAGAACGTATACGCTAATAATGAAAAGATTGGTATACTTGGTTCTATCAACTCGGCTGGTGTAGCTGTAGTAGCCGGAGCGACCACAGTCATAATAGAAGATAAACAAGCCGCACGAGTCAGTGATGCTATGGCGGACGGTGGAAATATCACCACAGGCAGTTTAGATATCTTCATTGGAGACGATGTCGAAGTTGATACTCCTGCCAATGCCGCACTCGCCAATGGTGATGAAACAGACACCTTTGAACCAGGTTCAGGAGCAAAACACATTGCCGCAAGTCGAGCCGCTGGTGTGTTTACTCCTCGAGATATTAAAGGGTTGAACAGAGCAAGTACTGTTGTTGCTAAGGACTCTAACACACAGGCGCCGCCACCACAAGGCCCTGTTAGCAGTGATTGTGGAGACCTACATGATCAAATAGGTAACTATCCAGGAATACTGATAGACAAACTTCCGCTAACAGCAAACTTTACACTAGGCTCAATAACCAGAGCCCCGAACATAACATTTGATCATCCTGTGCGTCCTGGTGGTACAGTATTAGGATTTGAACAAACATTGTGCAATCTTAAACTGCTCACAATCAACTGCATTGAACCGATCAAAGCTCGATATCCTAATATGTTCATTACCAACAGTTGGAGACCAGCAGGCATTGGTTCCCCAACTAGCCAACATCCAAAGGGTCAAGCCTTTGATATGCAGTTTAGAGGTGTACATCCAAAAGATTACTTTACCATATGTCAGTGGATCCGAGACAATGTAGCCTATGACCAACTGCTATTAGAATATAAAACTACTGGCACTAGACTGCCGTGGATTCACCTTAGTTTTGATTCGGCAAAAAGTCGCAGACAGGTGCTGACACTTTTGAACGATGTGACCTACGCTCAGGGGTTGACACAGTTAGCTGGATAGTGTACAATGTACACATGAACATATACTTAGACATGGACGATGTGGTAGCGGATTGGATCCCCTATGCACAAGAATTTATCGGGCTTCGCTGGGACGTAGTTGCTGGCGAGCGTATTCCACAACACGAATGGGACAAGCTCAAAGAAGATCATCGCTTCTACAGTAAGTTACCTCTCAAACCCGGAGCTCACGAGCTTGTTAACTATTGCCGCAGTTATGTAGCCCGTACCCCTGGTACACGATTAGCCTTCCTTACAGCTCTACCGCATGACTATAGTGGACAGTATGCTAGTTGGGACAAGTGCTGGTGGGCTGATCGACACTTCCCAGGCATTCCTGTATTCTTTGGACCATTCAGTCATGACAAATATCGTCACTGCAAGCCGGGCGACATCTTAATCGATGACCGTATCAGTAACTGTAGCGAATGGCGAGCTGCTGGTGGCCTAGCACACATTTATACATCATGGGAGGCTTGTAAGCCATGGTTGGAAGAAACACTTGGCGACTCTGGGCAAAAGCTCTAGGCGAAAAATCAGGGTCAACGGACGCAGAAGCTGATCGCATAGCAGTTATTAGGACTGCAATAGTTCTCTGCTACGTTATCACTAATCTTTTTATTATTGCAGGTGTGGTCAGACACTGGTAAATACTAGTATGGAACAAGTAACAGTAACCGAATCAGCAATAAGCAAAATAGCAGATCTATTAGCAGAAGAAGGTAATCCCAACCTTAAACTTCGCACCTTTGTACAAGGTGGTGGTTGTAGCGGATTCCAATATGGATTCACCTTCGATGAGGAAACTAACGAAGATGATTTTGAAATAGTCAAACCCGGAGTTAGTATCCTAATAGACGCTATGAGTATGCAGTATATGACTGGTGCAGTAATAGATTACAAGGAAGATTTAATGGGCAGTAGTTTTGTAATACAAAATCCCAATGCTCAATCTACTTGCGGCTGTGGGAGTTCATTCTCAGTATGACCATGCACTTTATCAAATATCTTAAAGAAGATGCCGATGGCAGAGAACTAGTTCAAAGCAAACTAAAGTTTGATAAGAACGAACTATCACCTGTTATGAGTGAAGCAACACTTGACTATCACTTCGACGGACTTGCCGCCAAGTACTTTGAGAGATATAATAAAGGTGAAGGTGATGCTAAGTTTAACTACGGTGGCGCAGTATTACATAACTTATTCTTTGCTAACCTAACGCCTGCAAGAGCCGCCAACAAACCTTCAGGCGATAGTGCAGAACTTATTGATGCTGTCTATGGCAGTTTTGACAAGTTCAAAGAAGCTGTTGAAAAAGAGTTTATGGCCGCACAGGGTTCAAACTGGATCTATATGGATCCGGGTGGCAAGTTACATACTATACACAATCACGAATACGCAAAGGGCATGAGTATTGCCTTGTTGATCGATGCTTGGGAACATGCATGGGCATTAGACTATCAACAGGACAAGGCCAAATATATCGCTAACATATGGCGAATCATCGATTGGTCAGTTGTTAACGATCGACTACAGGGAAAATAATATGGCATATAGCGACAAGGTCATTGACCACTACGAAAATCCCCGTAATGTAGGATCTTTTGAAAAAGATGATCCCACAGTCGGTACTGGTATGGTCGGAGCTCCAGCTTGTGGCGATGTGATGAAGTTACAAATAAAGGTAGACGAAGATGGTATTATTAGAGATGCTCGTTTCAAAACATATGGCTGTGGAAGCGCCATCGCCAGTTCGTCGTTGGTTACAGAATGGGTTAAGGGTATGCACATTGATGATGCTGTTAATCTTAAAAACTCCGAGATCGCAGAAGAGCTTGCACTCCCTCCTGTAAAGATACATTGTTCAATCCTAGCAGAAGATGCTATCAAAGCGGCTGTAAATGATTACCGTAACCGACACAGCTTATAAAAAGATCAAACAAAATCTTGAACGCCGAGGTAAAGGTGAAGGCATCCGCATAGGTGTTAGGACTACCGGCTGTAGCGGGCTAGCATATACTTTGGAATACGTAGACGAGTATACAGCCGAAACAGGAGTAACTAACTTTGCTCAGAAAGATTTTATAGTGTTAGTGGATGCTAAAAGTCTAGCCTATCTAAATGGCATGACTATAGATTGGGTTCGCAACGGACTCAATGAAGGATTTGAGTTCAGTAACCCAAATGAACGTGATCGCTGTGGTTGTGGCGAGTCATTTCGAGTCTAAACCAAAATAGCTTGACAAGCGAAAGCAAAGACTATATAATAGTGCTTATGTGTTTAACTTTTGGAGAATGATTTTGAGTATGCATTTGGAAGGCCCGTGGCTTAGTACCACAGGCAAAAAGAAAGGCAAAAAGAAGTTTGCTTCAGCTGAAGCAAAACGAAAGGCAGAACAGTTGGACGAATCATGGAAAGACCTGCTCAAAAGGCAAGGTATAGAGTTAGAGGAAAAGAAGCGTAAACGAGCAATGGCATCAACAGAGCTATTGAGTACCAAATACTCGTTAACTATTCCCGAAGGTCGAAATACTACTGCACACATTAAGAGTGTAGATACTGGTTTGGGTAATGCTACCCTTAAACCAGCTAAGATTTATACTGGTACCAAAGTAAAAGGTATTGCAACCATGCATAAGAGCAATGCAGTGCCTGTTTTCTCAGACGAGGAAGCCGTTGATATCAGCAAAATGCGTAGATAACTCAGTGGGATTCTGAGCTAACTACTTAACCCGCCCAATAATTATGAGTTTTTGGGAACAGGAAGTTTTATAGTTTTTTAACTTCCTATGTGCTATTGCTTTTGGCGCATTAACTAAAAGGAGAAACTTATGGAAAAATCCATACGTATGTTTATGTTAGGTTTAAGTCTAGTGTTGACTGTTATCTTTGTACAGTCCATTACTCAAACCAAGTTGGCTAAGTTAGATCAAAGTGAACTATTCACTACTAACGATGTCGTTACTATTAAAGAGCGCGAAAGACAACTAGACTGTCTTGCTCGCAATATATACCACGAAGCAGGTTATGAGCCCTTCGAAGGTAAAGTGGCTGTAGCACAGGTAACTATGAACCGTGCGGCCGACTCAAGATTTCCAAGTGATGTTTGCGGAGTTGTATTCCAAAAAAATGTCTTTATGGAAAAGGTAGTTTGTCAGTTTAGTTGGTACTGCGATTCGGCAGCTAGATCAAGACCAATGAACGGACCTGCTTATAAAGAGAGCTATGAAGTAGCCAAAAAAGTTCTGCTAGAGGGATTTAGACTTGACATTCTAAAAAATGCCATGTACTATCACGCAGATTATGTTAATCCAAGATGGGGTAAACCAAAAATCGGACAGATTGGTCGACACATCTTTTACAAGGACATTTAATAATGGAACAGTTTTTGGAACGCTTTGATAAGTTTGTAACAGGAATGAAAACATTCTTTGCAGAAAAGTTTAGCCATATCAGTGCAGAAGCAATCGGTTGGGTAGCCGTTTTGGTTTTACATTGTGCTACAGTACCAACATGGATCGCTGTAATGAAAGGCCTAACTGACAAGATGCCAGGAGTGGACATTATTCTTATGGTTTGGACAGCCCTAGTATTGCTGTTTGTCAAAGCCATTTTGAACAAAGATATGCTCAATATCATTACTATTGGTTTGGGCTTTGCGCTACAGGCCACATTAATGGCGCTGATCTTTATCAAATAAATTTGAATAGCCAAAAGCACTTGACACCTCCTTCGGGAGGTGTTATACTATGTACATAGTGAAAACTATACATCATTAACACACACACATGAGGCTTAATATGACAGGCATTTTAACTAAGGCACTTTTGGTAGCAGGCATCGTTTCGTTGACTGCATGTTCTTCAATGTCTCCAATCGAGGAACGTAAAACTTTTGCTCAACCCGAATGGTATAAAAACTGTGCTCAAGCAGGTACCGAAGGTTGGTTCTGGTGGGAAAAAGAATATGCGTATGCTTGTGGTGCAGGTGAAAGTGCCTACTTACAGGCCGCAGAAGAACAGATGTATGCTGTTGCTATGAATAACTTTGCCAAACGTATTAACGGTAAAGTCAACTCAGAAACTGAGATTGCTATCATCAACGACAAGAAGACAACTAAGACTGTGATCAGCTACAAGGTAGCGGATACAGCTATTCGTCGACACTTGCAACGTGACATGGGTCAGTTTACAATGGGTGGGAAACACTATACCTTTGTACGTTTGAAGATTCAAAAGAATGATTTCGATCAGTTGATCGCCGAAGCTAAGAGTAACTAACATGCATACATATCGTGTTAAGGAGTACATGTGGTTACTCATTATTGCGATGTTTATTGCAATCGGCTTGTCAGGTTGCTCAAGTGTGCCACAGTCTACTAAGATTGGCAGTAACCAATACTGCTATACTAGTCAGACTGTGCAGACTGTAAACAAAGAATCTGTTACTAGTACTACTACGGTCAAGTGTTCGGACGACCCGGTAGAACAATATGTACCAGCAAAAATGGGTATTGCTAAAGATTGCACAGAGACCTTTATTCCAATGAATCTAGGCGGCAGACTTGTAAGGGAGAAAATGTATGTATGTCAAAAACATAATGGTGTCTATACTGTTGTCGACAGCCGCACTATGCGCTAGTGCCGGAACACTTGTTCCTATCAGTGCCACTGGCGGTGTAAGAACTGACTACAATGAAGCTAATAGTGTTATCACGGTTATCAGTAATGTCTATAAGCAGGCAACCGGTACATTGAGTAACGAAGACACTCTTACCCATACTAAGACTGTAATCTTTGCCGCAAGTAACTTAGAAACAGGCAAAACTGTAGAATGGACTAATCCAAGCAATAGTACTGCTGGTCGAGTTCAAGTTGTAATGACTAAGCCTGTACAAGGTGGATATTGTCGTATGCTGTTTACACAGGTTGAAAAAGACCATAAAATAAGGGACTACACTGAATGGGCTTGCAAAACAATAGATAGTAAGTTTTGGACCTTCAGTGAGCGATAAATACAAACTATGATATTTTCAATCTTACTAGCCCTGTCGGGATTAACATTAAGTGCAGTAGCAATCTATTATTCAGTAATAGGATTAACGTCGATATTTGCGGCCGCCTTTTGGCCTGTCGTCGTTATGGGCACCACTTTGGAAATATCCAAGCTAGTAGCCGCAAGTTGGTTAAAAACCTATTGGTCACAGATACCAAGGCTGATGAAAATCTACATGAGTGTATCTGTCATTGTATTGATGATCATTACCAGCATGGGTATCTTTGGCTATCTATCAAAGGCACATTTGGATCAAAATATTGTCAGCGGAGATGTTCAAGGCAAGATAGCCATCTACGATGAAAAGATTAAAACAGCAAAGGACAATATAGATGCAAATCGCCGAGCACTCAAACAAATGGATGAGGCTGTGGACCAAGTTATGGGTCGAAGTCAAGA